GGCGACCTCACGGGCGTGAACTACTCGTCCATCCGCGCCGGGCTGCTGGAGTTCCGCCGCCGTTGCGAGATGGTGCAGCACTCGGTGCTGGTGCACCAGTTGTGCCGCCCGGTGTGGGCGTCATGGATGAGGCAGGCCGTGCTCGCCGGTGTGCTGGAGGCGCCCGGTTTTGCACGCGGCGGGCCGGCGCGGCGCCGCCAGTACCTGCAGGTGAAGTGGATTCCGCAGGGCTGGCAGTGGGTCGATCCCGAGAAGGAGTTCAAGGCACTGCTGCTCGCGATCCGTGCGGGACTGATGAGCCGCTCGGAAGCGATCTCTGCCTTCGGCTACGACGCCGAGGACGTGGATCGCGAGATCGCCGCCGACAACCGGCGCGCCGACGACCTTGGCCTGGTTTTCGATTCCGACCCGCGCCGCACCTCGAAGGATGGTGGCTCTGCCACCGCGAACGCTGCCGCCGACGCAGCGCCAACCGGCGGTTCGTCGACTGCCTGAAGGACTTCCATGACCCTGCTGCCGCACTTGGCGGCACGCCTGTTCGGTGTGCCGCTGGCGATCCATCGCCCCAAACTTGACGTGATCCTGGCCGTGCTCGCGCCCCGCATCGGCGTGGCCGACCTGGCCGCGCCGAGCGGGTTCGCACCGCCCACGCGCGCCGCACCCGCCGCGACGCAAGGGATCGCGGTCATCCCGATCCACGGAACGCTCGTAAGACGCACAGTCGGACTGGAAGCCGCATCCGGCCTCACCAGCTACGCAGGACTCGCAGCCCAACTGGATGCGGCGCTCGAGAGCAGCCAGGTGGACGCCATTCTGCTCGACATCGACTCGCCGGGCGGCGAGTCGGGCGGTGTGTTCGATCTGGCTGATCGCATTCGCGCCGCAGCCGCCGTCAAGCCGGTCTGGGCCGTGGCCAATGACATGGCCTTCTCGGCCGCCTACGCCCTGGCTTCGGCTGCGAACAAGGTCTTCGTCTCGCGCACCGGCGGCGTGGGTTCGATCGGCGTCATCGCGATGCACGTCGATCAGTCCGCCAAGGATGCGAAGGACGGTGTGCGCTACACCGCCGTCTTCGCCGGCGAGCGGAAGAACGATCTCAACCCGCACGAGCCGATCTCCGACGAGGCGCACGCGCTGCTGCAGGCCGAGGTGGATCGCGTCTACCGGCTCTTCGTCGACACCGTCGCCCGGCATCGCGGCCTCGATGCGCGGGCCATCGAGGCCACCGAGGCAGGCCTGTTCTTCGGCCAGGACGCCGTGGCCGCGGGGCTCGCCGATGCCGTCGGCACCTTCGACGACGCGCTGTCGCAACTCACCGAATCGCTTTCCTCATCCCCGATGGCAGTCGCCGCGCGGGGGCCTTTTCTCAACCTCCAGACGGAGTCACCCATGCATGATCGAACCGACCCCGCTGCTGCTGATCGGCCTACTGCCGATCCTGCCGGCAGTCCTCCCCAACTGGCGACCGCCGCCATGACGGTGGCCGACGCCATCGAGATCGCGCAGACCTGCACGCTCGCAGGCCGCGCCGACCTGATCGCGGGCTTCCTTGAGGCCCGGACCCCGCCGGCCAAGGTGCGCGCTCAACTGCTGGCCGCACAGGCCGAAGCCAGCCCGGAAATCGTCACTCGCATCGCACCTGATGCCGCTGCATCCGCTGCCAACAACCCGCTGCTCGAGGCCGCAAAGCAGCTCGCGGCGAAGTCCGCGTCGCTGAAGAAGGAGATCTGAGATGCCCGTCTTTGTTGAATCGCTGAACCTGGGGGATCTGCTCAAGTACGAAGCCCCGAACCTGTACTCGCGCGACCGCGTCACCGTGGCCGCCGGCCAGAACCTGCCGCTGGGCGCCGTGGTCGGGATGGTCACCGCCACCGGCAAGGTCAAGCAGATCGACCCGTCTGCCACCGACGGCAGCCAGGTCGCCGCCGGCGTGCTGATGCAGCGCTGTGACGCGGCGCTGGCCGAGCGTGACGACGGCCTGATGGTGGCACGGCACGCCATCGTTTCCGACCATGCGCTCTCGTGGCCGACCGGCATCACCACCGCCGAGCAGCAGGCCGCCATCGCCCAGCTCAAGGCGCTGGGCATCCTCGTCCGCCAGGGAGTCTGACCATGCAGAACATCTTCGAGAATCCTGCTTTCTCGATGTCGGCGCTCACCGCCGCCATCAACTTCCTGCCCAACAACTACGACCGCCTGGGCGCGATGGGCCTGTTTGTCGACAAGCCGCAGCGCTTCCGCTCGGTGATCGTCGAGGAGCAGAACGGCGTGCTCACGTTGCTGCCGACCATGCCGCCGGGCTCTCCCGGCACCGTGGGCCTGCGCGGCAAGCGCAAGGTGCGCTCGTTCACCATCCCCCACATCCCGCACGACGACGTGATCCTGCCCGAGGAGGTCCAGGGCATCCGCGCCTTCGGCTCCGAGACCGAACTGCAGACGGTCGCCGGCGTGATGGCGCAGCACCTGCAGACCATGCGCAACAAGCACGCGATCACGCTGGAGCATCTGCGCTTCGGCGCGCTCAAGGGCCAGATCCTCGACGCCGACGGCAGCGTGATCTATGACCTCTACAACGAGTTCGAGATCACGCCCAAGACCTTCACCTTCGACATCACCGATCCGGGCAACGGCTTCGACGTCAAGAAGGCCTGCCTGGACGTCATCCGTTACGTCGAGGACAACCTGCAGGGCGAGCGGATGACCGGCCTGCACGCCTTCGTGGGCGAGGACTTCTTCGACGCGCTAACCGGCCACGACGAGGTGAAGGCTGCCTACGACCGCTGGCAGGACGGGCAGGCGCTGCGCACCGACATGCGCGCCGGCTTCACCTTCGCCGGCATCACGTTCGAGGAGCACCGCGGCCGCGCCGTCGCGCCCGGCAATGCCGTGCGCCGCTTCATCGAGCCCGACGAAGGCCATGCGTTCCCGCTGGGCACGATGGACACGTTCGCCACCTATTACGCGCCCGCCGACTTCAACGAGACCGCGAACACCGTGGCACTGCCGCTGTACGCCAAACAGGAGCCGCGCAAATTCGACCGGGGCACCGATCTGCACACCCAGTCGAACCCGCTGCCGCTGTGTCATCGCCCGGCGCTGCTGGTCAAGCTCGTGATGGGTGGCGTATGAGTCTGGTGGAACAGATCTACGACGCGGCATCCCATGCGGGCTTGCTGAAGGAGTGCCTTTGGCGCCCCGCCGACGGCTCGCCGCCGCAGAGCCATCCGGTCGGCTTCGCCGCGCCGGATGACACGGTGCTCGACGGCCTGGCCCTGAGCACCGAATACGCGATCTCCTACCCCGCATCCGTCTTCACCGGTCTTGCGTCCCGTGAGGCGGTCGAGATCGACGGCGCAACGTTCCTGGTGCGCGACATCCGGGCCGTGGGCGACGGCTCCGAGATGCGCGCAACCCTCACGAGGGTCTAACCCATGACCGACAACTCGATCCGCGAGCGCATCCTGCTCGCGGTGGCGGCGGCTGTCCGGCCCGCGGCCGAGGCGTTCGGGGCCGGCCTGCACCGTTCGCCGGCGGTGGCCATCAGCCGGGAGCAATGCCCGGCGCTGGTGGTGTTTCCGGAAATCGACGCCATCACCGAACGCGCCAACGACCGCGTGACGCGGGAACTCACTGTCCGCCTCGTGGCGCTCACGCGCGCCGTGCCGCCTGCCGTCCCCGAGACCGCAGCCGATCGGCTGCTCACGGCAGCGCACGCTGCCTTGATGACGGACGGCTCCCTCGGCGGTCTGGCCTTGGGGCTGCGCGAAGTCGATGCCGAATGGGAGATCGAGGACGCCGATGCGGTGGCCGTGGCGCTGCCGGCGCGCTACCGCATCACGTACCGGACGCTGGCCAACGATCTTTCAACCCTTGGATGAACACCCATGACCGTACTTGTCCTGACCCACCCGCACACGCACGCGGGCAAGCCCTATGCGCCCGGTGACCGGATCGAGGTGGACGTGGCCACGGCCGACTGGCTGATCGCGCACGACATCGCCAAGCCGGGACCGGCCGCCCCTGTCGCCAACCCCGACACCACACCCGAACCGAAACCTCTCCCACGCAAGGAACCCAAGCCATGAGCACCTATGCATCTTTCCAAGGCCGCGTCTTCCTCGGCAAACGCGACGCGGCCGGCCTGCCCATCGAAGTGCGCTCGCCCGGCAACGTGGCCGAGCTGAAGCTTTCGCTCAAGACCGACGTGCTGGAGCACTACGAGAGCCAGACCGGCCAGCGCTCGCTCGACCACCGGATGGTCAAGCAGAAGTCGGCCACGGTGAACCTCACTATCGAGGAGTTCACGAAGGAGAACCTCGCCCTCGCGCTGTACGGCAACCACGTCACCGGCTCGGGCGGCACGGTGACCGGCGAACCGGTAGGTGGCGCCGCGCCGGTCGTGGGCGACCGCTACTTCCTCGCGCATCCCAAGGTGTCGTCGCTGGTCGTGATGGATTCGGCCGGCACGCCCGCCACCTTGACCCTGGGCACCCACTACACCGCCGACACCGATTTCGGTGCCCTCCAGTTTCTGGAGATCACCGGCTTCACGCCGCCGTTCAAGGCCAGCTACGCCTACGGCGTCGCCACCGAGATCGGCATCTTCACGCAGGCACTGCCCGAGCGTTACCTGCGGTTGGAAGGCGTCAACACCGCACAGGGCAATGCCAAGGTGCTGGTCGAGCTCTACCGCGTCGCGTTCGATCCGCTGAAGGAGATCTCCTTCATCTCGGACGAGTACAACAAGTTCGAGCTGGAGGGCTCGCTGCTGGCCGACTCGACCAAGCCCTTCGACGCGCTGCTCGGCCAGTTCGGCCGCATCGTGCAGCTCTGAGCCGGGGTGAGCCATGAGTGATCTGGAAACCCTGATTCCGCAATCCGTGGAGCTGGTCATCGACGGTGAGCCCCTGGCCATCAAGCCGTTGAAGGTCGGCCAGATGCCGGGCTTCCTGCGTGCGATCACGCCGGTGATGCAGCATCTCACCGGCGGCGAGATCGACTGGCTCGCGCTGTTCGGCGAACGCGGCGATGACCTGCTGTCGGCCATCGCCATCGCGGTGGGCAAACCGCGCGCGTGGGTCGACGAACTCGCCGCCGACGAGGCGATCCTGCTGGCGGCCAAGGTGATCGAGGTGAACGCCGATTTTTTTACCCGGACGGTGATCCCCAGGATCGACACCCTGTTCGCGCAAACGAAGCTGCCGGCCGGGGGCAAGGCGGCGGCTGGTTCGACACCGTCCAGCACCTGATCGAGCACGGCCACCGCCTGCCCGACATCCTCGACTACACCCTGGCGCAGGTGCGCGGCTTCGTGGCCGCCACGGCGAGAAGCGACGCGGCCCGCGATGCGCGGCTGCTGTCGCTCGTCGCCATCGGCACGCGCGGCGAGGCCCGCCAGCTCGACCAGACCCTCGACCGGCTCACTGACCATGCGCATCTCCGTCCGCATCGATAGCGCCGCCGCCCAGGCGCAACTGCGCCGCTGGGGCGGCGAGTTCCGCGACAAGGTCAAGAAGGCGGTGGCGCGGGCGGTTGCCAGCGAGGCGTCCGAGCTCAAACAGGACGTGCGCGGCCATGTCGCGGGTCAGATGGCGGTAGTCAGGAAGTCGTTCCTCAAGGGCTTCACCGCCCGCGTATTGGACCGCGACCCGAACCGCCTGCCCGCGCTGTACGTCGGCTCGCGCATTCCGTGGTCAGGGATGCACGAACGCGGCGGCTTGATCACCGGCCGGATGCTGATCCCGCTGCACGGGCGCGTCGGGCGCAAGCGCTTCAAGGCGCAGATCGCCGAGCTGATGCGCGGTGGCAATGCCTATTTCATCAAGAACGCGAAGGGAAACATCGTCCTGATGGCCGAGAACATCAAGGAACACGACCGGACGCTGGCGGGCTTCAAGCGCCGCTATCGCAAGGCTTCAGCGCTCAAGCGCCTTAAGCGCGGCGCGGATATTCCGATTGCCGTGCTGGTGCCGAAGGTCGTGCTCAAGAAGCGCCTCGACATCGAACGGCTGGTCGCGGGCCGCATCCCGCGTCTGTCGGCGGCCATCGAGCGCCAGATCCGCACGGTGGATTGAAGGGCTGAGAAGAATCTATGGCGAATCGGATTTCCGTCCTCGTCGCGCTTGAAGGGGCTGACGAGGGACTCAAGCGCGCCATCGCGTCCGCCGAGCGCAGCCTGGGCGAGCTCTCGAGCACTGCCAAGACGGCTGGCGAAAAGGCTGCTGCCGGGATGGCTGAGGTCAAGGCCGGGATGTCGGCCTTCGGTGATCAGGTGGCGACGGCCAAGACGCAGCTGCTGGCCTTCCTGTCGATCAACTGGGCGGCGGGCAAGGTGCAGGAGATCGTCCAGATCGCCGACGCCTGGAACATGATGTCCGCGCGGCTCAAGCTCGCCACCGCTGGCCAGCGCGAGTACGCCGTTGCCCAGAAGGAATTGTTCGACATCGCCCAGCGCATCGGCGTGCCGATCCAGGAAACCGCCACGCTGTACGGCAAGCTGCAGCAGGCGGTGCGGATGTTGGGCGGCGAGCAGAAGGACGCCCTCACGATCACCGAGAGCATCTCGCAGGCGCTGCGCCTGTCGGGCGCGTCCGCCGAGGAGTCGCGTTCCGCCTTGCTGCAGTTCGGCCAGGCGCTGGCGTCGGGTGTGCTGCGCGGCGAGGAGTTCAACTCGGTCGTCGAGAACAGTCCACGGCTCGCCCAGGCGCTGGCCGATGGCCTGAACGTGCCCATTGGTCGTCTGCGCAAGCTGGCCGAGGAAGGACGTCTCACCGCCGACGTGGTGGTCAATGCGCTTCTGTCGCAGAAGGACAAACTCGCTGCCGAGTACGCGCAGCTGCCGCAAACCGTCGGCCAGGCTTTCATGCGCTTGTCGAACGCCTTCGGCCAGTGGATCAGCCGCCTCGACGAGTCCACCGGCTTCACGAAGAAACTCGCCGAGGCGCTGACCTGGCTCGCCCAGAATCTGGACACGGTGATGCAGTGGTTGAAGCGCATCGCCGAGGTCGGGCTCGCCGTGCTGATCTACCGCCTGATCCCGGCGCTGATCACGGCCTGGCAGACTGCTGGGGCCGCTGCGGTCGCCGCCGCCAGCGCCACGTCCGCCGCCTGGGCCACGGCCAACCTGTCGGTGTCTGCGGCCATTGCGAGCGTCGGTGCCCTGAAGACGGCGTTCGCGGTGCTCGGGGCCTTCCTCGTCGGCTGGGAGATCGGCACGTGGCTGTCGGAGAAATTCGAGATCGTCCGCAAGGCGGGCATCTTCATGGTCGAGGTGCTGGTCAAGGGCGTCGAGCAGTTGCGCTACCGCTGGGAGGTCTTCGCCGCCGTTTTCACCTCGGACACCATCGCCGAGGCGACCAAGCGCCACGAAGCGCGGCTTGCGGAGATGAACCGCATCTTCGCCGAGATGTACGCCGACGCCACCAAGGGGGCGGACGCGGCCAAGGGCGCGATGAACACCGCCGCGTCAGCCGCCGAGGAGATCGCCAAGCGGCTGGAGGCCGTGCGCCAGGGCACGCAGGAGGCGGTCGGGCGCGGCATCGAGGCCGTCCACGCCGCGTTGGAGAAGCTGAAATCCCGCCTCGGCGAGGTCGAACAGGCCGTCGGCAAGGCCAACCAGACGGTCAACGACGCGACCGCGAAGATGGCCGAGGCCTACAAGGGGCTGACCGCCGTCGTCGAGGCCAATCTGCAGCGGCAGATCGAAGCCGTGAAGGCGCGTTACGAGCAGGAGAAGAGCACGCTCGAACTCTCCAAGCAGTCCGAAGCGGCGCTGATCACGAAGTCCACGCAGCTGCTGACCGAGGCGCTGACGCAGCAGACCACGCTGCGCCGGCAGGCCACGACCGACGCGCTGAAGCTCATCGACGACGAGTCCCGCGCCAAGATCGAAGCAGCACGACGCGACGGGCAGACCGAGGCCGAGCGCGCGGCCAACGTCACCCGCGTCGAAAACGAAATCCTGGCCACCAAGCGCCAGACGCTCGCGCAGGCGCTCTCGGAGTACCGCCAGCACATCGACGCGCTCAACGCCGAAGCCAACCGGCATCTGGCCGAGATCAAGCGCATCGAGGAGGAAAAGCGCCAGCTGTCGATGACGACGGAGGAGCGCATCCGCGACATCCGCCGTCAGGGCATGACCGAGTTCGAGGCGACCGAAGACCGCAAGCGCCAGATCGCCGAGCACCAGGAGAAGGCGCGCGAGGCGCTGGCCAACGGCGAGTTCGAGCAGGCCAGGCAACTGGCCCAGAAAGCGATGGACCTGGCCGCGCAGGTGGCGAACAGCCAAACCAGCGAGGCCAAGCGCGGCGAGGAAGCCCGCAAGCAGTCCGAGCAGGCGGTGTCGCAGGTGACGCAACTCGAAGCGCAGGCGCGCGAGGCCACCCGCCGCCAGGAGTACGCGCAGGCCGAGGCGCTCATGCGGCAGGCCGACCAGCTGCGCGCCGAACTGGCCCAGAAGGCCAAGGACGCCGACGCGCAGATCGCGCAAGGCAAGGACGGCGTCAATCAGGCGATCCAGCGCATCCGCGACTCCGAGGAAATTCTCAACCGCGCGCTGGATGCGGAAGCCAAGGCACACCAGACGGCGGCGCAGTCGGCGCTCTCGGCGCGCGAGGAGATCAAACAAACCCTCGCCCAGACCGAAACCCAGATCGACCAGATCACCGCGAAGCTGAAAGACGGTTTGAAGGTCACCATCGACGCCGACACCGCGCGTTTCGACAAGGCCATCGCCGATCTGGACAAGGCGCTCGCCGAGAAGGAGGTGCTGCTCAAAATCCAGGCCGACCTGCAGGAGGCCGAGAAGAAGCTGCAGCAGTACGAGCAGCTGCTCAAGGAAGGCAAGACCCTGCCGGTCGATGCCGACGTGTCCAAAGCGAAGGACGCGCTGGCCAGGCTCAAGACCTACGCCGACCAGAACTCCCAGCTCGAGTTGAAGGTGGCCACCGAGAAAGCGCAGGCGGCGATCACCAACGTCGAGGGGATGATCAAGGCACTGGATCGCATTCAGACCGAATCGAAGCACGTCGTCAGCACCAATGCCGATGCGGTTCGCGCCGAGATCATGAGCCTGAACGGTGCCAACACCTCGAGCACGCACACGATTTACGTGCAGAAGGTCGAGGTCAACGCCGCCGGCGGTCTGGTTGGTGGCGGCGTGCGGCGCTTTGCCGACGGTGGCGCGGTCGCTCCGGCCTTTCCCCGCATGACCGGCGGCACGGTCCCCGGCTCCGGCCACCACGACACCGTTCCGCGCACGCTGGAGGCCGGCGCGTTCGTCATCCGCAAGGCGGCGGTGCGCAAGTACGGCAGCGGCGCGCTGGCGCGTCTGGCCAATGGCGTCACCCACTTCGCGGTCGGCGGGCGCGTCGCCTCGTTGGGCAGCCCCGGCTCCACAAGTACCGATCCGGACGGCAAGCCCAGCACGCCGAAACGCAACCGCGAAGCGGTCGAGGCCTTGAAGATGATCGACCTCGGCCTGCAGGGAATGAACGAGTACACCGGCTGGCTCGAATGGAACTACGGCGCGTCGGTCAGCCTCGATATGCGCAGCAAAACGATGGAGAGCTACGGCAAGCAGGCGCAGGAAGACCGGCGCACGCTGGAAGGCTTCATCGATCGCAAGACGCTCACCGGCAACGAACGCCAGAACCTGGAGCGGATCAAGCAGACGTGGCGTCAGGCGATGGCCCAGCCGCTCTTGTGGGGCAAGGACCTGGAGCGCGAGCTGATCGACTACATGGAGCAACACCAGGGCGAGTTCTACCGGCGCGGCGGCCTGTCGAAATCGGACACCGTGCCGGCGATGCTCACGCCCGGCGAATTCGTCGTGAACAAGGAGGCCGTCGCCCGCTACGGCGCCGGCTTCTTCGAGGCGATCAACAACCTGTCCGCGCCGGCGCAGGCCTTGGCGCAACGGGTGCAGGGCTTCGCCGCCGGCGGGCTGGTGCAACCCGCGGCTTCGCGCATCGCCCGCCCGGTGCTGCCAAGTGACGGTGGGGCCACCCGCACCGTGCGCGTGGAACTCGCCGCGGGCGACCGCAAGGTCGACGCCCGCATCGACGCGCGTGACGAAACGCGCCTGCTGCAACTTCTGGACGCCGCCCGGACCCGGACGGCCTGACCTGATTCCGATGCAACTGAAGAACCTCGCGGACGGGGTGGACCTGCTGCTGCCCGACGATCTGCTGTGGGCCGACGAGCACGCCTGGTCGCCCGCCGTCGCCTCGACGTCCTACCTCATCACCGGTGCCTTGCTGATCCAGTCGGCAGTTCGGCAGGCGGGTCGTCCCATCACGCTGGTGGGCGCGCCCGATATGGCGTGGGTGACGCGCGCCACGGTCGAGCGACTGCGCGCCTGGGCCGCAATTCCGGTGAGTGCTGCGTCCGGGCGTTTTGCCCTGACCTTCGCCGACGGCCGCGCCTTCACGGTCGCCTTCCGGCACACGGAAGCGGCCATCGAGGCTGAACCGGTGCTGGGCATCCCGGCACGCGCCGACACCGACTTCTACCGCCTGACCCTTCGATTCCTGGAGATTGTCTGATGCCGATCCAATCCGGCGACGTGAAACTGCTGAAGTCCGCCGTCATGGCGGACGTGCCCGAGGGCGGAGGCGCGCCCACCGGCATCGCCATCGCCGATGGCGTCTCGAACGCCATCTTCCCGGACATCTCGGAGCTCGACCGCGCCGGCGGCCGGGTCAACCTGCGCAAGACCTTCGTGCAGGTGGCGACCGACGACACCGACACCTACTTCGGTGCCAACGTGATCGTGGCCGAACCGCCGAAGGACGCGCGCGTCAGCGTCACGCTGTTCAGTACCGAGAAAACCTTCGATACGCGCGACCAGGCGCGCGTACGCATCGAGGCCTACCTCAACAAGGGCACGGAATGGCCGGGCTATCTGTTCGAGAACCACATCGCCGGGCAGCGCGTGATTCAGCTGCTCCAGCGCAGTACCGACGCCGTGCCCAACGTCGGCCAGACGCTGGTGCTGGTCGAGAACGAGGGTCTGCCCACCCAGAAGGAGCAGTACGTCCGCGCGACTTCCGTATCCGTCGTCGAGCGGACGTTCACCTACGACAACGACAAGGACTACAAGGCCAGCGTGGTCACGGTCGAGATCAGCGATGCGCTGCGCTACGACTTCACCGGTTCACCTGCCACGCGCACGTTTACGCGTGCGAGCAACAGCACGAAGGTGCGTGACACGGTCGTGGCCGACGCCGGCACCTATGTCGGCGTGGTACCGCTGACGCAGGCGGCCGCCGTCGGCGATTTCACGGTCAAGGGCGCGTCGATCTACACGCAACTCGTGCCGAGCGCGCAGACCGAGACGTCGATCTCGTTCGTTCCGCCCTACGCGGCCGCCGGATTGCCGGTGCCCGGTGCGGCGGCCGTGAGCTACACGGCGAACCATGCGTGGACGCCCAGCACCCGGTTCAACCTGCCGGGCGGCTGCCTGCCGGGCTCGCTCACCCTGCAGACCGACGGCATCACGATCTTTGACGACGCGGGCCTGCTCAAGACCGCCAGCGGCACGGTCGGCACCATCGACTACGCCAACGGCATCCTGAGCCTCAACGCCGGCTCGATGTCGAATGCGAAGGCGGTTACCTACACGCCGGCCGGGCAGATTCTGCGTGCGCCACAGAGCGCCGAGATTCCGGTCACACTGGAGTCGCGCAGTCAGTCCTATGTCGGCACCGTCAATCCGGTGCCGCAGCCCGGCACACTGTCGATCAGCTACATGGCCCAGGGCCGCTGGTACGTGCTGTCCGACGGCGGCAATGGCTCGCTCAAGGGCCTGGACCAGAGCTACGGCGCAGGCACGTTCAACAGGAACACCGGTGCGTTCGTCGTCACGCTGGGCGCGCTGCCCGACGTAGGCTCCTCACTCATCCTCACCTGGAACGTGCCGACGCAGGAAACGCAGCAGCCGCAGGCCGTCCTCAAGGCCTCGCAGGCCTTGCAGCTCTCGCCGCCAGAGGGCAAGGCCGTGCAACCCGGCACACTCACCGTGAGCTGGGAATACGGCGGCGCCAAGACCGCATCCGCTTCGACCTCGGGCGCACTCTCCGGGGCGGCCACCGGGTCCTTGAGCGTCGCGCAGAACCGTCTCGACTTCGCGCCCGACGTGCTGCCGCCGGTCGGCACGCAGCTCACCGTGAGCTACGTCGCGGGCCCCAAGCATGAGGATTCGATCGCACACCCCTCCCGCAATGGCGCGGGGCTGCTGCCGGTCACGGCCAGCCTCGGGGCCATCGAGCCGGGTTCGCTCGAGATCGAGTGGAACACGCTGACCGACACGTCGGTGCTGGGCGCGTACACCTGGCAGCAATTGATGGAAATGGGCGTGGCGGTGGGAGTGTGGCGCGACCCCACCCAGATCGCCCGCGACGACGGCAGCGGCAATGTCGTCCTCAACGGCGGCACCATCGGCACGGTCAACTACGTCACCGGTGAAGTGGTGTTCAACCCGGACGTGACGATCCGGATTCCACGTCCGAACTACAGCTCGGCGGCCATTACCGGCACCGGGCGTTGGCGACTGAACTATGGCGGCCTGTCTTATGTCGCCGCGCCCTCGCTGTACCCGAATGACGAGTCAGGTTACGTGAAGCTGCGCTACAACAGCGCGGGCTCCGCCAGCAACCACTCGGAAACCTTCCAGTGCACGCCGACCTTCAAGCTGATGCCCGGCGTGAATGCCCAGGTGGTGACCGGCACGGTGCTGCTCACACTGCCAGGGGCGCAACCCTGGGGTGACAACGGTCAGGGCACGCTGCGCGAGTTCACCCCCAGCGGCTGGGTGACGCGCGGCACGATCAACTATCTGTCGGGCGAGGTGACCCTCACGTCCTGGACGGCGGGAACGACCAACGCCATTGCCCGTGCCAGCTGCGTGACCACGGTCGGCGAGAACATCTCCAGCGAGTACGTGTTCCGTACCGGCGCGGCGCCGTTGCGGCCGGGCTCGCTCTCCATCCAGTACGCGCGGGCCATCGGCGGCACGCAGAACGTGACCGCGACCATCGACGGCAAGATCGAGGCGACCGGCGTCACCGGCAGTGTCGATTACGAAACCGGCGTGGTACGTGTGCGCTTCGGCACCTTCGTACCCGCCGCCGGAAACGAGAGCGAGCCGTGGTACGCCGCCGACCGCGTCGGCACGGACGGCAAGATCTTCCGGCCCGAGCCGGTAGCAGCCTCCAGCGTGCGCTACAGCGCGGTGGCCTACAGCTACCTGCCGCTGGATGCCGATCTGCTCGGCATCGACCCGGTGCGGCTGCCCAGCGACGGACGGGTGCCGATCTTCCGCCCCGGCGGCTTCGCCGTCGTCGGCCATACGGGGAAGATCACCACCTCGGTCAGCAACGGCCAGACCATCAATTGCGGCCGGGTGCGCCTGTCCCGCGTGCGCGTGGTTGGCCACGACGGCACGGTGATCCACACGGGTTACTCGGCCGATTTGGAGGCCGGCACCGTCACCTTCTCCGACGTGACGGGCTACAGCCAACCGGTGACCATCGAGCACCGCGTCGAGGACATGGCCGTGGTGCGCGACGTGCAGATCAACGGCGAGATCAGCTTCACGCGCCCGCTGACCCACGAATACCCCGTCGCCAGTCCTGGCGATCCCACATCCGGCAGCTACGTCTCCAGCGTGCTCATCGCCGGCGATCTGTTCGCGCGGGTGAGCCTCGTGTTCGACCAGGCGACGTGGAACGGCGCGTGGTCCGATGCGCTGTTGGGCAGCGCGGCCACGGCGACCTTCAACAACACGCAATACCCGATCCGGGTCACCAACCGGGGCGCGGTCACCGAGCGTTGGGTGGTGCGCTTCACCAACAGCACCGCCTTCGAGGTGATCGGCGAAAACGTCGGCGTCATCGCCACCGGCAACACCAGCACCGACTGCGCGCCGAACAACCCGGCGACCGGCGTGCCGTACTTCCATCTGCCGGCGCTGGGCTGGGGCAGCGGCTGGGCGACCGGCAACGTGCTGCGCTTCAACACCATCGGCGCGCAGTTCCCGGTGTGGGTCGTGCGCACGGTGCAGCAGGGACCGGAATCCGTGCCCGACGACAACTTCACGCTGCTGATTCGCGGCGACGTGGACACCCCTTGATTCTCGACAGGAACGTGCAATGGCTGACCTCTCCGTCAAGTATTTCAACAGCGGCATAGCGGGCGCGCCGCAGATCGCCAACAACTGGGGCGACCTCGTCACGATGCTCGACGCCTGCCTCGTCAACGGCTTCGCGCTGAAAGCCATCGACTCGCTGACCTCTGCCTCCGGCATCGCGACGGCCACGATCACCTCCGGCCATGCCTATCAGCGCGACCAGGTGGTGCAAATCGCCGGCGCCGATCAACCCGAGTACAACGGCTTGTTCCGCGTGCTCGCGACCACCACGACCACCTTCACCTACGCGGTGACCGGCACGCCCGCATCACCGGCCACGACCGCGACGAGCCTCTCCGCCAAGGTCGCGCCGCTGGGCTGGGAAAAGCCGTTCGCGGGCACGAACAAGGCGGCCTACCGCAGCAAGAACCCGGCCTCGCCGCAGAACCTCCTGCTGATCGACGACAGCCTCAAGACGCCCGGCTACACGACTTCGTGGGCGAAGTGGGCCAACGTCGGGATCGTGGAGGATCTGGCCGACATCGACACCATCATCGGGGCGCAGGCTCCCTACGACCCGAACAACCCGACACAGAACTGGAAGCAAGTCACCGCCAACCAATGGGGCTGGCACAAGTGGTACCACGCACGCCAGACCGGCTACGACACCTACGGCGACAGCGGGGGCGGCAACCGCAACTGGGTGCTGATCGGCGACGACCGCCTGTTCTTCCTGTTCTGCACCTTTGCCCCCGGCTACAACTGGTACGGGCGCGCCTTCTACTGCTTCGGCGACATCACGAGCTTCAAGCCGGGCGACAACTACGCCACCGTGCTCGCCGCGCACGACATCTACTGGAGCAACAACAACCAGTACCTGAGCTACCCCGGCGACTACGGCGGCGCCTCGATGGTCGCGTCGCTCGACTTTTCCGGGCACGTGCTGCTGCGCAACCATACGCAGCTCAGCAACCCGGTGCGCTTCGGCCTCACCTCGCTCAACACCAACAACGGCCAGCAGATCTGCGGCCGCGGCCCGATGCCGTTTCCGAACGGCGCCGACTACAGCCTGTGGCTGCTGCCCACCTACGTGCGCCAGGAGGACGGCCACATGCGCGGCCTGATGCCGGGGATGTACTGGATGCCGCAGGACCGTCCCTACAGCGACCAGACCATCGTCGACAACGTCGTGGGCCAGATCGGCAAGCGGTTCCTGCTGGTGCGCACGCACTACGGCTCGGACACCGAAGGCGCGCAGGTGGCGTTCGACATCACCGGCCCGTGGAGGTAAGTCGTGAGTCTTCTCCTGCTGCCTCGACTGGGTGTCGGCAACACCATCGCCTTCAATAACAACTTCACCGTCTCCAAGGACGGCAACCCTTGGAGCGACGGTGGTGCAGACACCTTCGATAGCACCACGGGTGTTCAGGTGACCGCGGCGAATGATTGGATGATCGTGGGTGGTTCAGCGTACACCGCGCCCGATGGGGTGATCCAGTCATCCCATGCGCTCGGCAACGGCGCCGTCGACATTGGTGTGTATGCAGGCTGGGCCAGCTCCGGCATCTTCGTCTGTGAGATCGAATTGGGGTATCAGCCCCTCGACGCCTTGAACCTGCGCTTTGCCTGCAACACGGGCTATGACAACGGCTCGCCTACCGGCATCGCGACCAAAGCGTTCGCCATCGGGTCCAACGTCTACGAGCTCAAGACGGTATGGACGACATACGGTCAGAAGGACAGCTGGAAGATCACCAACGAAACCCAGCTGACCGTCACTGTCGTTCCGTATCTGGCGTCGCAGAACGTGGCCGGGGCCAACCCATACAGTTGGTCCGGTTCGGGCGACGACCGCGATTACCGGCTGAATAACGTCCAGCGTGGCGCTACGATGTACATCCAGTGGGGCAAGGTCGACATCGATGCTGTGCAGAACTGGATCATCGCCGATCTGGTCGAGTCCGAGGAATTCGAGAACAGCCCGCACGCAAGACTGCTGCTTTCGCGCACGCCACCTGGCACCAGGCTCGCCAATCTGTTCCGCATGAACGGCCCGGCCTCCCATCTTTGGAATCGCCCAGGCGGCTACGACCGGAACTTCCATGCCATGCAACCCGGACGAAAGGACATCCACTTCAGCGGCCGCGGCGTGATCGCCGGCACCGTCAAGGAGAAGGGGCTACCCGATCAGCCGCTCGTGCGCCGTGTGCAGCTCATCAGCGAGAACGCCAACGTCCTGGTCGCCGAGACCTGGAGCGATACCGCCGGCAATTACCGCTTTGAGTTCATCGACGCTGCGCAGCGCTACACCGTGGTGAGCTACGACTACAAGCATCTGTACCGCGCCGTGATCGCGGACAACCTGAAGCCGGAACCGATGCCATGACCGTTGCGATCACCGTCGAACACAACGAGGCGCGGCTCGCCGGCACGCTCGCCTTTCTCGATGCCGGCCCGGAGCCAGCGCGCCTGCGCATCTACGGCGGCACGCGGCCGGCAACGCCCTCCACAACGCCGACCAGTGCGATGCTGGTCGAGATCCGGCTCACCAAGCCGGCGGGCACGATTCTCGATGGGCTGCTGACACTCACCCAACAGGAGGACGGGCTGATCACGGCCACTGGCGTGGCCACCTGGGCGCGGCTGGTCAATGGCAACGACGTGACGGCGCTCGATCTCGACTGCAGCGGCACGGACGGCAACGGCGACGTGAAGCTCGCCTCTACCTCTCTGTACCTCGGCGGCGACGCCCGGATGGTGTCGGCGATCCTGGGGTAGGCTGTGGCAGACACCGAGTCGCAGCAGACCGACATGCTGTTCGACCGCCCGGCCGCCACCGACGCGAATCTGCTGTTCGGTGCCGACTTCGTCCCGCCACGCAACGATCTGAGGGTCCTCGCGACCCTGCCGCTGCCGGCGGCCACGATCAAGTTCATCCCGCCGGCCCGTGCCGTACTGCTGGCGGAACTGCCGCGCTTGAGCGCGCGCTCGCTGGTGCTGCGCCCGAGCGTGCCGCTCACGTTAGCGTCGAGCCTGCCGGGGATCGTGTGCACCGGCGAGGTGAGGTACTACTCGCGCACGCAGCGCCCCACGATCGGTGCGACCCGGGACACTTGGCAGGAAACGCGGGCGACCGAGCTGGGCTCCACCCAGCCCCAGCAGCACGCCCGGGCAGCGCCTGCGGGGTGGAGCGGGATCTGGCAGACCGCCTCCGATGCGCCGGAGGGCATCGAGCACCGCCTGCCGTCCGTGCTGCAGGCGGCGCACGAGCAACGCTGCGTAGATCACCAGGAGGCGTCACGCCTCCATGATGCGACCTGGTTTGCGCATCAGGATGGGCGTCCCCTCGGGCTCGTCCGCTTCTCGGCTTTCGAGCGCGCGACCGGCGTGCGACGCGCCACCTGGTTCCGCCACCAGGACGGCTCCGTTACCTGCCGTGCGTGGCGCGCAAGCGGCTGGCAAGACGCGCGCGTCCTGGTGCAGTTCCAGGGCTCGGACCATCAGAGCGCCACGCCCTTTCCGAAGGGATGGCGGGGGCGATACCAACATGCGAGGCGGCCGCCGCCCGGGATCAGCCTGCAGGGGACCCCGCAGCCGCCGCAGCCACGGCCTTGCTATACGCCGGGCCCGCACCTGTTGTTCTCCGGGTTGGCGGTATCGCAGGGCGACCTGCAGTTCGTCTGTGAGAACCACATCGATCCGCCGCCGCCCGATCGGCAGACGGTGGTCGTCCCCGTTCGGAGGGTGTACTTCGTGATCAACAACGTGACCCTGCACCGCGTGCCGGATGGCGCCGAGGTGCCCGTGTTCAGTCTGTCGCTGTCCCTCGATGCGTCGTCCTGGAGCTGGGGCTTCGAGGCCTCGCTGCCTGCAAAAGCAGAATCGATGGTCGCACCGGGGAGCAGTGCCGGTCCGGTCGAGCTGATCGCCACCATCAACGGCACCGACTTCCGCGTGCTCGCCGAGAACATCAGCCGCGAGCGCATCTTCGGCGATGCCAGCATCCGCATCTCCGGGCGCGGGCACAACGCAGTGCTTTCCGCGCCCTACGCGCCGGTGATGACCTTCTCGAACACGGAAGGCCGTACCGCGCGCCAACTGATGGACGACGTGCTCACGCTCAACGGCATCCCGCTCGGCTGGACCGTCGATTGGGCACTCACGGACTGGAACGTCCCGGCAGGCGCCTTCGCCCGGCAGGGCACGTGGATCGAGACGCTGGCCGGCATCGCCGGGGCGGCGGGCGGCTACCTGCTGCCGCACGCTTCAGCGAAGACGCTGCAGGTGCGGCACCGCTATCCGGTGGCGCCGTGGGAATGGGACACGGTCACGCCGGACTACGTGCTGCCGGTCGACGCCGTCGCCCGGGAGTCGCTGCGCTGGATCGAGAAGCCTGCCTACAACCGCGTGTTCGTCTCCGGCCAGGATGTCGGTGTGCTCGGGCAGGTGACGCGCGCCGGCACCGCCGGCGACGTCCTGGCGCCGATGGTCGTCGACGCCTTGATCACCGAGGCCGCCGCCGCGCGTCAGCGTGGTCTTGCCGTACTGGCCGACACCGGGCGCCAGATCGAGGTGAGCCTGCGCGTGCCGATGCTGGCGGAGACGGGAATCATCGAACCCGGCGCCTTCGTCGAGTACCAGGATGGCAGCGTGACCCGGCTGGGCATCGTGCGCTCCACACAAGTCGAGGCAGGGATGCCGGAGGTCTGGCAAACCCTGGGAGTGCAAGGCTATGCATAACCTATACCAGCAGTTCCGCCGATTGATCCCTGAACCGCCGCTGCAGGCGGGGACCGTCATCGAGATCGGTTCCGGCGTGGTCACCGTGCAGTTGCCCGGCGGCGGCCGGATCAAGGCCCGCGGCATCGCCGCCATCGGCCAGAACGTGTTCGTCCGCGACGACACGGTGGAAGGCATCGCGCCGACCCTGACGCTGGAGCTGATCGAGATTTGAAGCGCCACTGATCCACACATTCCCCCCCCCCCCGAGCCCCGCCCTGATGCTCACACGTCGGGCGGGTTTCGCATTTCTGGAGACCGCCCATGACCCAACCTGACAACAAGCCGGCCCTCGTCGAGAACATGCTCCTCTTGCGCCGCGAGGACTTCGACGAGTTGCTCGACCACGCCGCCCAACGTGGGGCCGAGCGTTGCCTCGCCCACCTGGGCCTGGAGAACGGCAGCGCCGCGCGCGACATCCGCGAGCTGCGCGATCTGCTCGAGGCCTGGCGCGACGCCCGCCGCACCGCCTGGCGGACCGTGGTCAAGGTGCTCACGACCGGCATTCTGGCCGCACTGCTGGTCGGCGCCGCCATCAAGCTGAAGCTGGTGGGAGGCGGCCAATGATCGAAACCTTGCTCGGCGGCCTCCTCGGTGGGGCCTTTCGTCTCGCGCCCGAGATCCTCAAGTGGCTCGACCGCAAGGGCGAGCGCAACCACGAACTGGCGATGCAGGACAAGGCGCTGGAGTTCGAGAAGCTGCGCGGCGCCCAGCGGATGGCCGAGATCGGCGCGGGTGCAGACGCTGCGTGGAACAGCGGCGCCATTGATGCACTGCGCGATGCCGTACGCGCTCAGGGCGAAAATACCGGCGTGCGCTGGGCCGACGCGCTGTCGTCGAGTGTGCGCCCTGTCATCACCTACTGGTTCATGGCGCTGTACTGCGCGGCCAAGACGGCGGCATTCACGGCCGCCGTGACTGCCGGCGCGGGATGGGGCGCGGCCGTCCTGCACGTCTGGACGGAGGCCGATCAGGCGTTATGGGCCGGGGTGCTGAACTTCTGGTTCCTCGGACGCGTGTTTGACCGGGTGCGGCCGTGATCGCCGTACCGCAATCGGCCATCGATCTGGCCAAGCGCTTCGAGGGCTTCCACCGCGTGCCAAAGACCGATCCGGGCCGTGCGCACCCGTACATCTGCCCGGCGGGGTACTGGACGATTGGCTACGGACATCTCTGCGACTCTACGCATCCGCCGATCACCGAAGCCGAAGCGGAAGTCTATCTGGCCCGTGACCTGCAGACGGCGCTCGCCGCCACATTGCGCTACTGCCCGGTGCTGGCCACCGAGCCCGAGGGGCGGCTCGCTGCCATCGTTGACTTCACTTTCAACCTCGGCGCCGGGCGCTTGCAGGCGTCAGCGCTGCGGCGGCGGATCTACCAGCGGGACTGGGCAGGTGCCGTCAAAGAGCTGCGACGCTGGGTCTACGGCGGCGGGAAGGTGCTTCCCGGGCTCGTGATTCGTCGGGACGCTGAGTCCGCGCTCATGCTGTCCAACGGTCCGAGCGCCTACCCGTAA